ATCATACTCGACCCTTACAACAAATGTCTAGTTGGCTATCTAATTATAGCCCCGCCCCACACCCGCGTCAGTCCGACCACTGACCATTAGCGCCGACCGACTTATTAAGTAGCCCATTGTCAATTACGTAGTGAGTGAGTTTAAGTAGTTCGGGGATAATCACTTGTTCGGGATTATCGTCTAGTCTGCCGTGAGCAAAGTCTTCCCACATCGCATTGACAGCATCGCGCCCTATCGCGCCGATACCAAAATAATTCTCGGCGAGTACATCGCTTATCTCTGAAGTAATTACCACTTATCTTCCTTGCCTTTAATAATCATAATTGCGTAAGAAAAAATAACGCCCGTGAAAAAGCCAATTCCTAGCCCTATGAAGTACATATAACCCATAGGGCTAGTTTAGCGAGTTATTCCCACGCTCGCTGAAGTAGTACCCCAGCGAAGGGATTAGGGTAGCCGACTTTATCGTTGAGCCAACGCTCACTATCTGAGTGTTGAGTCTCGCAGTCACGGAATCTTTGTTCTGCAAATGGTAGATTCCCGTCTTTAGACAAGCGAACAACAAGTTCGTTATCGTCGCTCTCCCAAATATCAAGTTGGTAAATGCATTCTATGCCACCAAACGGTTTCTCTCTATCGCCCGTCAAACTTGCCTTATGAATCATTCCTGACATTACTATCCCCTTTCAGTTGGATAATTTAATCATACAGTACCCCTATAACAGATGTCCAGCCGTAGCCCCGCTGGCTTGTCGGTTCGTTGATTTGTCTTACTAATTAGCGGGGCTGTGGGTTCGAGCACCTGTGGGGGTGTGAGACATCCACAGACAAACTCAGCGAACTTTGGCTTTTCGGCGTGTGTTGGCGTTGAGATACCAAAAAAATTCGTTCCAGCCAAGTTTTTCCAGCTCTTTGCCCACATAGCCTTCTATGGCTCTGTGAGTATTGCGCTCTTCCTCGGTCTCGCCAATCGGTGTCGGGCAGTTTGCGATTGCTGCAAGAATGAGCGTTTTCTGAGCTTCGGTCAATCGCCAGACGATTGTCCTTTTCATTTGTCTCTCCCTTTCTCTTTTTTAATTTAATTTTATTCGACCTCTACAACAAGTGTCTAGCCACCATAGCCCCGAGCTCGGCAGCAATTTCTGTGGCTGCTCCCGATAAATGCCGTCGCCAGCAAAATACAGCAACAGCTCGGGGCTTATTTTAAATAAATAACAATCTAGTCTGAGACATTTACGGCCCAGACTAGATTGTTTAATTTAGAGTTTGATGGTCGCTTCTTGAATTTTTTTGAGTGATTTAAGTTGATTCAATAAATTGTGATACATCCTGCGCTCATCTGATGACTGCTGGGGTTCAGGACTCCACATAAAGCTGTGCCACTCGCACTCGTCGATGAGTGCTTCAAGTTCGTCCTTATTGACTTCTACGGATATGCCAGTTTTGGTCTTTCGGCCCCTAAGTAGCACGGCCTTGATTACTTCCGTGCGTTCATCCTGAGTCCCCATACTTCCGTTATTTAATTCACCTAAGAAACATTTGCCTAACCTGATTTTCATAGCATCCCCTTTCTTGAGATAGCTTCACCATAGTAGGCCACTACAACAAATGTCCAGTCATCGGCGGCGGGGCTATTATTGCCGCAACCGATTTTTGGTAATCGGTGCGGAATGTTTTAGGCTTTTTCTGACTGAATTCCAGTGCAGTGCAGAAAGCCGCAAGCGTTACGGAATTCGTGAAAGCCGAGACTGTCCTCGCTCGTAAGAAGCGCAGCCAGAATGTTCACAGTCGTGAGCCAAGTGTATGGCTCGGTTTCTGGGTAATCCAATTGCTCGCGCATTAATTTGGCAAGCGCAGCAAAATCAATAGCCGCTACTTGTTTGATTGTTTCATTCATTTTGTATCCCCTTTCGTAGTGATGAATTATTGTTCTTGAAGTTCGCAGCAAGGTTCGTTATAACAGTATTCAGTGCCGCCACCCGTGACGTAGGTGTCGCCTGCTGTAAACCATTCTTGACAATTAGAACACTGATAGAGAAACACTTCGTCAATATCACTAATGCCGCGCATAACCATTTGACCGCTTTCGTCAAGGTATCTATCGCTTTCACGTATCGGACTTGAACCACTCATTATGTATCCCCTTTCATTGAGACACTTTCAGTATAGCCGCACCCTATAACAGATGTCTAGTTGTCCGCTGCGGGGCTTATTTTGAATAAATAACAATCTAGTCTGAGACATTTACGGCTCAGACTAGATTATTTAATTTATTTATTTTAATTCGAACTTTAGGCCAACAGTCAAGATGTTGTCATAATCAACAACTGCCAAAGGGTCAAACTTGCCTGCGCCATCTATGACGATAATCGCTCGATGGTGGTCGTCGTGGCCAACGACCATACCGTGCATTTCGTTGCCATAATTATCTTCGTAAGTCACTGGTGTCATGTTGTGAATTATCATATATCCCCTTTCTTGAGATGACTTCACCATAACACGGCTATACAACAAATGTCCAGTCATCGAGAGCGGGGCTTATTTGCCGTTGAGGATTTCTCCGATATTTCTTAAATCACTACCCAAGGATTTTACTTTGTCGTTATATTCGATTGCGGCTACTGATGGTAGTTCGGTTTTGGTTTCGATTATGTTTAATCTGTATGTCAAATTTTGAATTTGTTTTTGAAGAACTTTAATTTCTTCGGCCATTTCATCCATTGTTTGAACGAAGTCTTTTTCCATTGGAGATATGTCCATATATAAAGAGTATAGCGACTACTATCTAGATTGTGAAAATGTATTTATCAAATAATTGTCTTGTTTTCGATTTTCCTTATGATGCGGCCAAAGTGGCGGCGATAAAGGTTATTAACGGAGCGAAGTGGGACAAACTTGAGAAGCTCTGGAAAGTGCCGCTCACGTCAATTGTTGAGGCCCGTGAGTTCGCTATTGATAATGGCTTCGAAATTACCAATGAATTAATGCGCTTTACAGTTACCCGTCAAACACCCGTACGCAATGTTTACCTAAGTGACAATTGGATTTTTATGAAGTTTCCCTACGAAAGGGTAATGATAAATGCGGTGAAGAAATTGCCGCAAGTAACTTGGGACACTAAAGAAAAAGCGTGGAAGGTACCCGTGGCATCTGCTAGCAGCGCCATTGAATGGGCCGAACAGTTCGCCTTACCGGTGGATTCATCAATCAAGGAAGTAGCTAAGTCAGCCGAAGATGCCCTTAATCGCTTGATATCCGCATCTCGTTCGGTAGACGCAGATATTGAGGTCGAAGGGCTCCAAGGTAATTTGCTGCCATATCAAAGAGCCGGAGTTCAGTACGCCGTAAAAGCAAAACGAACTTTTATCGCAGATGAGATGGGTTTGGGGAAAACCATACAAGCAATAGCGGCACTTGAACACTCTTCAAAAAGCAGTGAGGTGTATCCGGCGGTAGTTGTTTGCCCTCCGACGCTCATTCTTAACTGGAAGTCAGAATGGAATAGATGGCTGCCCCACAGAAAAGTGTCCGTAGTAACTAACCGAAGAGAGCTCCCCGATAGAGAAACATACGATGTTCTCGTTGTTGGCTACTCAAATATCTCTCATTGGGAAAAACAGTTATTGGCGCACAGCTCTTACGTGTTTGACGAATCTCATTACTGTAAGTCACCATCAGCGCAACGAACTAAGTCGGCTATTAAGATGGCTAAAAGCGCACCCAAACATGGAATTGTTTTATGTCTTACCGGAACACCCGTAACGAATAGGCCGGCAGAATACGCAAGTCAATTAGACATAATCGGAAAACTGAAAGAGTTTGGTGGCTTGTGGGGTTTCTATAGAAGGTATTGTTCGGCATTCCAAGACAGGTTTGGTCAATGGAACATTAGCGGTCATTCGCATCTTGATGAATTAAATGACCGGCTGCGAGGAACTTGCTATATCCGGAGAACAAAAGACCAAGTGTTATCAGAACTGCCACCCGTGATTCACAGTCGAGTCATTGTCGAAGGCACGGCAAGTGGAATGATTGAATACAATAAAGCAGAAGAAGACATCATTCAATACATAACTGACAGGGCCAAAGCGATTGCTATCGAATTAGGCGAGAACCCGTACTCAAAAGCCGTAGCAGCCAAGCTGCGGGCTGAAAGTAATGAACATCTAGTCAAGTTGTCTGTTCTACGTAGGCTGTCAGCTAAAGCCAAAATGCCGGCAGTTCACGAGTGGGTTGAAGCTCATATCACAGAAGGCAAGAAAGTGGTTATTGCTGCTCACCATAGAGACATTGTTGACGAACTCGCCAAGAAGTATGGAAACTTGCGCATACAGGGTGGAATGTCAGTTGACGAGGTAGAGGTGCAGAAAAAGAAGTTTATGACGCTATCCGTAGAGGAAGCGCCGGTGATGGTTTTATCTATTCAGGCCGCCAAGACCGGCCATACATTAACTGTCTCCCAGGACTGTTTGTTTGTCGAGCTGCCGTGGACTCCGGCAGACGTGGACCAGACCTATAGCCGCCTACATAGAATCGGGCAACAAGGCTCAGTCACAGCCACATACATGCTTACTGCCGGCACAATAGATGAGAAAATCTACAGACTTATTGAGAAAAAGAGAACCGTAGTTAATGCTTCGGTAGAAGGCGATGTCGGGGCTCCAGATGTGTCTTCATCGCAGTTGATATTAGATTTCTTGGTCGCTAAATAGCAACCAAGAAGTCAGTGATTTGAGTGTCTGTCAGTCCGAGTGTTTCGCCGTCTTCGTTAGCGCCACCCGTAAGCACGATGTCGCCGACAATATAATCAGTGCCAGCGCCAAAAACTTTATCCCACAATTTCTGAGCGCGAGAGTTGTGGGGCAAGTTCATAATTTTGCCTTCCTCATTACACCATAACGTGAGTTCATCGCTTAGGTCTATGGCTTGAATATAACCACCGACTGCGTGCTGTAGTTGTTCTAGTGAGTCGCTTTTAAGTTCAAAAACAATTGTTTCGTTTTCTGTCGTGATTCTGATTGCTTTGTTCATGTGTTTAGCCCTTCTTTTTTTGTTTACGGATTTTTTCACGCTCTAAATATCTAGCAATTTTTTCAGGCTCGGCAAGAGCGTCATTAATAATTTGTTGGTGAAGTTTTTTTAGTGAAGATGAACCAAAACTAGTGCTACGAGTATAGCCGTCTTTTCTGTAAACACGCTCTCTACTGGCAGTCCAAAAAACTTCATTAGTTTTTACT